TATCACCTGAAATGAAATCAGGACGGCTTAATGATAATTTAACTACTCACGCTCTTTCAACTATCAAAACACAGCGACTCGCCGCGGAGCGAGAAAAAAATGACGGTCGCACATTCCACAGTATGCAGCAAGTGTATTCTGATTTGAAAGAGGCAAAAAGGAATAAAGGTCTTTATGATTTTTCACTTAATACAAATGTAACCGATGATGATGTATCAGAAGTGTTAGGTCGTAAGAATCTTTTATTCGCAGACGGGCATCATAGTCCAACAACAATTAGTGAGAAAGATATTGAGCAATTTCAAAATCTATTTGATGAAAATGGTAAATTAGATATTGAGAAGTTCAAAGCCAAGCAGCACAAAGATGTGTTAGGTCGCCCTGATGGAAATCAAATGGTTGAAGAGTTAACAGGTAAGGAGGAGACAAGTGGGTTAAATGCGTATTACAAAGACGAATACGACCAAGCGCAAATCTCTCAACAAGAGGGAGGTGTGATGAAACTTAACCCTATTAGGAAGAATAATTTAGCGGGTTCTGGTGAATTGAAAGAGTTTATGCGCGATAACTGGCACGCCGCTGATGGTATGACTTGGGGGGAATTAAAGAAACAACCGAAAACGGATGATACTGAAGCAAATAAAAAACTTGTTGCAACACACGGTCATATGTTTGATGATGATGAAAACTTACGCGCATTCATTATCGCGCCCTCTCCCGAAGAACATTATCAAGGAATGGCTCATGATTTAAGATTGAGAATAAGAGACGCGTCGAACAAAGGAGACGAGATTCAAACTGAATTACTTCAAAAGACATTAAGAGAGCAAATGGATTACGCGCATAAGTCAATAGGTTACAATGCAAGTCCTTCTTATAGTGAAAAACAGATGGATGAAATAATTCAATATGCTCAAATGCATAATGCTACTAAATTAGCATATCCTTTCTTCAAGAGACTAATACAGCATGGGCGACCTGATAGTTTCAAAACAGGAACTCCGAGAGAAAATAATCAAACCCGCGCTGACGCATCAATGGTGTATGAATTAAGTGAAAAGTTTATGCGCAATAGAAGTCCAGAAGAGAAAAGAGACTTCTTAGAAAATGGGAAGGTGTCGTGCATGGCTCGCGATGGAAAAACAGTATCAAGTATTGATGTTAAAAAATTAATTTCACAGGATGAAATAGATTCATTAGTTAATCACAAAGTAAAGCGTTTGGCTTTCAGCGTTGGTGATAAACCATTACATAATGCTAAAGAGCATTTCTTAGGTCATGAGTCAAAAGGTGAAAGACCTACTGGTGGGGAAGTGTTAGAAGGATTTATCAACGGAGACATAGGACATCAAGACCCTGAATTAGAAAGAGATTACAAAATCGCTCAAGTAACATTGGATAAGGTGCGCGCATCTTGTAAGAGTAAAAACAGTAATGAAGAATTAATAAAGAGATTATTCGCGCGTTATTGGCCCCATGAGCAAACAAGTGGCGAACCTGTTAGTGATAAACAATACCAAAAATTACGCCATGCGCGATATGCACACAAGGGCGGTCACCATCATGAGGGTGAAGCAATAGTCGATGGTATGACTATGCCTTTGATGAGTGGTGGAGAGAGTGTGCATCATTATGATTATGGTGGGAAGAAAAATGCGCATCTTAGTATGAAGAGGGAACTCAGCGCGTTGAGTGCTGTGTTACAAGATGTTAAAGGGCAAACTCAAGGTAGTGCTTATGCTATTCGAGGAGAAGACCAATTCAGATTATTAGCGAGTAGTAAGACTATGGCAAAACTACCGGAGCGTTTGAAAACTATCTTCGGTGCTTTACAAGAAGAGACTAAAACAAATACAAACAGAGGCGAGGTTCCGGCTGAACTAACAGAATTACCCATTGGTGGCAGACATCCATCAGTAGCCACAATGCCTGCTGTTGCGACTTGTTTAGCATCGCGCGATAAGATGGGGACAGAAATAAACCCATCAATGACTTTCCGCCATAGACCTCTCAACTTATTGGTTGATGAACCTAAGCATAATTTATTTCACCAACCAAAGGCTCAACATATTAATTGTGTGCATCCCCAATTACTAACCCATTGTGAGCCGGGTATGACTAATTATGATGATACAGTATCATATAGTAACGAACCACAACCACTCGTATTGAATACGGGTGAATCTTTACCTGCTGGTGAAGGTTTGAATATGGACCATGCGGCTTCTCAAGAAGCAATGGATGCGGCTTTAGGAAACTCAGCGCAGTATTTTCAATACTGTTCAGATAGAGTAACAGATGATACTCTGATTTACAAAGATGATGGGCGACCTGTTCCTATCAAATCAATGCATAGAATCTTCGACCTTAGTGATTTGAAACACCTGCGCGGCTTTAGTGGTGATTGGGTTGTTTCACATATACCTGAAGGTCAACCTATCATTTTACAAAAGAAAGGTAAGAAAGCGAAAGCGTATAATGCTGACATGGAACTGGTTGAATTGACAGATGATATGAAGCAAGAGATGGCTAAAGTGAATGATAAAGACTTCATAGTTCACGCAGTCATTGACGAAAAGAGATTATATTTCATTGATTTGCTTGAAGCCGCAGATGAAAAGACACACAATATGCCCGCTAAAGACAGAGTAAGACACCTACGCGCGCACTTTGAATCCTCGGTGCATATCAAAATGCCTGAACCATATAACACAAAACGCACCGATGATGTAGGAATGCCTCATGTAATATCTCTTTTGCGCGAAGAATCAAGTGCTGATATTCTATTAAGAGACGCGGAAGGAACTTACATGAGAGGTGAGATACGCCACCCTAAATGGGTTCGTATGAGCAAGGAAAAGAAAATAGATGTTATTGTTCTTGACCGTAAAGGCACTAATTATCGAATAGGCGTTGGTCCTATAATGCACCCTGAATACTATGGTGCGCGTGCTGTTGAGTATGAAGAACAACATTACATGGATGTTGGTAGCGCGAAAGGCCCAAGAGGATTCGACAAAGGGGAATATGTTAGTATATTCTGCACAGGTGTTACAAGCACAAATGATGAATACCCGATATATACTATTCGTTCAGCGCGTATCAACAGAGATGGACATCCCCAAGCAGCAGATAGTGTTGAATCATTATATGTCTTAGAAGGAGATTTCAAAATCCCTCATAAGACGCGTTTGAAGAAAGGATGTATTCACATACAGTTCCCTGCACTTAACGACGAAGTGATATACACGGTAGAGAAATATGATGAAGGGTGGGTGTTAGACGCGAAAGAAAGTATGTGGGATGGTAATTATCTATACAAATTAGCAGAAGAGATGCGAATGTATTGGAGTCCAATAGCAACAGTATTGCTGAAAAGGGAAGTTGACCCTGAACACCCCGCAGGTCATACAAAAAAGCGTAAGAAGATATTACCTAAAGAAGAAGAGATAATTAAGCGCGGACTTGAAATGGCTGAATTGATGTTAGACCGCGTATCAAAAGAGAAGATAACATCCACAGGTGTTGAAGGGCTTGGTATTGATTACGCGAGTGCTGATGTTGAATCCCCGCGTGGACCAACTTCAAACATGAACGATGATACAATGCCTGACTTTGACCCTGCATCGCGTGACTACAAAGAAAAGCCCGCGGAATCCAAGAAAAAAACAACTCGTATTCGCACTACTGAAGGCGAAGAAGCCACAACAGATAATCGTGGAAATATCACTATAACCAAACCGCGCGTTTAATATACAAATAATGCGTGACGGGGTTTGATGGCAATCCTTGCTCCGACCACCTCATCACCTCTCGTCCTTAAGGGATTAGGAGAGGATTTGATTGTGGCAGGCTACGCATCTGTTGAGATGGTAGACAAGCAAGGTGACCTTATCACAAGGAGTGCATTGAAAGACGCATTTGGCGGATTCATGAAAGCAGATGGGTTCCGAAATGTGCAACTCGCACATTCCAATATTCAAGTAGGGACTGTGATTCCTGCATATACCGATAGCGGTGGACGCGTTTGGAAGTCTGAAGTAGACGATACCGGCATGTTTGTTGTTATCAAATTACGCGGTGATATTGAAAAAGCCCGCGAAGTAGCATCAGAAATCCGTAAAGGTAACCTACGGTCGTTCTCAATAGGCGGTCAAGCCTTTGAGCGTGTCAACAAAAGCGACGCAACCCGCGGTGATTACCGTGAAATCCGTCGTATGGAACTCCATGAGGTAACGATATGTGAGAAGGGAATTAACCCTGAAGCGCAATTTCGTATTCTTAAGGAAGACATAACAGGTGATACTATGACGGACCCGATGATGGAACTACAAAGCGTATTGGAAAGACTATCTAAGAAATTAGACGATGAGGAAGATGATAAAAACGACAACCCTTTCCCTCCTAAGAAAGACAAGAAAGACATGGAAGAGAAAGATGCAATGTTTACCGGCGACGAAGAAGACGAAGAAGACGAAGAAGGCGGAATGCCTGCTGGTCTTGAAGGTCTTAGCGACGCACCTCCTAAGAAGAAACACACACTCCCCGAACACGACGACGAAGAAGAAGGCGGCGAAGACGAGGAGTTTGGATATGGTGAAGATATGACAGCAAAAGCAGATGAAATGATAACAATGGACTATCTTAACTGGCTTGAGCAAACAGCAAAGTCCGGTGGACATGATGTTGCTGATGCTCGCGCTCACTTTGATAGTGTGACTAAAGGATATGGACCCGGACAATCCGGCTTCGACCACCGCGGACAAGGTTCTCTTGAAGGCGCAGGCGAAGGCGAATCATCCAAGCGTCCTAAGATGGACTTTGGTTCCGCGCCTCGCGGAAACACAAATGTCATTAAGTCTGACTACCTTGCACCGAGCAATGTATCTCAATCCGATATTGAATCGGCTTATGAAGTTTACAAAGCCGCGGCAACTGAACAACAATTCAAAGGCTCTCTTGGGAATTATTTCTCAGACCGCCTAAACGCAGAACAGGTAATTGCAAAGAACCAAAAGGCTCGCAAATCATTCGATTCGCGCAAGCCTCTTCTTGAATTACAGAAGGCTGTTGTTGCTCTTGACCAGCGCATTAGTAATGTTGCAACCACAAGTGGAGAAACAATCGCAAAGAGCGTTTCTCACAGCACAGTAAATATTCCCGAAACAGCAGAGATGGCTAATATGTCGTGGGACGATGTTCACCGATTGGCTAACAAAGCATTAAGGGGAGAGTGATTGACATGGCACGAAATTATGTAAGAACAGTTCAAGATATGGAGAGATACTACTACGGTGGTGCAGCACAGACAGGATATACCTACTCAAGTGGCGACATTTTGAAGGCAGACAGCCCTCTGATGTCCACTACCGCGGGTTCCTATCAGGCAGTATATGGTCGTAAAGTATGGTCACAGTTGAACCAAGAGTTTAACGCCTTTTCAATCCTACCTAAGAAACCGTGGGAAAGAAGTGGTTGGAGAATCTTGACTGGTCGCGCTTCCTTTGAGAAGGGTGGCGGTCTTGCTGAGAATGCAACACTACCGGACACCAGTAAACCGGAGTTCCTACATGTTGCAGCAAAGCCTAAGACTATTGCTCACACCTTCGACCTATCTGAAGTTAGCATGTTCTTATCCGATAAGGATGATGGAATGGGCGATGTTCGCCAAGTCCTAAAAGAAGAAATGGGTAAGCACCACGCTGAGCATGTAAACAAGATGCTCCTTGAAGATGTTACAACTGCTGCTGGAAACGACTTTGAATCACTTGACCGTGTTACAAGCGACCCTGCGGTAATGACTGTTACACAAGCCGGTGTTGACACATTAGTGGACCACGATATGTATTCAATTACTCGCGATGGTTCAGCGGCTTTCCACAGCGCGGAAGTAGATGTCGGTGGCTCATCCGGTGTAGCAGCAACTAACAGAAATCTTTCACTAAACCAACTTGATGGAATGTTCCAGAAGATTTGGACCCGTGGTGGTAATCCAAAGGTTATCCTAACAGGATATGATACTTTGATGCGCACACAGCAACTTCTACAATCTCAGCAGAGATTCATGGATAGCAAGAGAATCACCCCTACATACTCCGGTGTGAAGGGTGTTCCGGGTATCGAAGCAGGATTCATTGTTGCAACATACAATGGTGTCCCAATCATCCCAACTAAGGATATGGGAGACGACACCGCTACTGCGGCAGGTTCTATATCGCGTATGTATTACCTTGATACTGACTATCTATGGTTCCAGACCGCGATTCCAACACAATACTTTGAATCCGGTATCGAAACTGGTGACCCATTCGCGATTAACCGTCTTGGACAAGAGGGGCTATACCGAACAATGGGAGAACTTTGGTGTTCTTTCTTTGGTGCAAGTGGTAGCATTCGCAACTTACAATGAGGTGATGAAATATGACAGCGACAACACACAGAGGAATAACATACACAGGAACAGGAACATACACCATTACGGCTGACTTAGATTTGGCTCTATGGGCTGGTGTGGACCAAGACGATACAACATGGTTAACATCCTATCCGGGTGCTTTGACTTCGTTCGCGGCACGACAGACTGATGGTGCAAACAGAATGCAACCACGGTTGATATGTCTCACACTAAGCGCGGCATTAGCAGATACTAACACACTAATTCTAAGCGGCGATGTTAATGCGATTCTAACAACACAAGTTAGCGCACAGACCACAGGTGTTTCATCCGTTAAAGTAACTACATCGGGGTTGACATGCACATTTGAATGCGAATCAACCGCAGACGGAACTACTGATTCAACAGGCGCGGCAAGTCTTTGGCTAATTGTGGCTTGAGGTGTTTTTATTGCCTACCGTGACTTATAGAGGCGAGCATAAAGCGGGCCGTAATATGGGTGCTATGGGTTTTTGGCATTGGGGAGAACCACAAGTAAAGACTCAAGAGTGGGTTGATACCTTCTCTAAGGGACTTGTGGGTAACTTCCATGTCGATGGTAGTATGTTCGCGTTGACTATAATAACTGTCGCGAGCAGCGAAGATAGCGCACCTGACATGGGTTGGACAAAGGGTGATATTATGTCTTGGATGGACGAAAAGGATATTTCATATTCTGCTCTGAACACTAAGGCTAAATTACTCGCGAAGGTTGATGAATACCTCAACCCTACCGAAGACTCTATGAGCGAAGGCAGTATGGAACAAACAATAGGAGATGAAGAATAATGGCGGCAGGTAACACATTAAACACACGAACGCATGTATTGGGCGATATGCTCATGATGGAAGGAACATTCACAGACGGCGGACTTGATGTGCATTACGGAGATACTCTTCGCAATGTCGTCGCGGCTGGCGGACATGTAACCACTCTATACAATACAGGAATAATAGCCGATGGTGAAAAAGCAGTAGCAGATACTACTTTTACAGTCAAAACTGTGGACCATAGACTTCACTTCAATGTTGGAGAATCAGTTTATGCAAGTGCTGATGGAGATGCAGCCACGGCTGTTAGAGTAGGAGTTATCACCGCAATGGCAGCAAATGCTACTGGAATGACGCTTGATAGTGTATTGAGTGTAGTAGCAGATGATGCTACACTTTTCAAACTCGGACCAGACCAAAGCGCAGTCACATTGAACGATGGTAGCCTTACAGTCTCCGTTGACGAAACCAACAATTA